AGCACAATTAACAACATTAGCTTTGGTTAATGCTTTAGGAGCAGACATTAAAACATACCAACAAATCCCTACACAAGTACAACCAGTATGGTATGAATCAAAAGAAATATATGCAGAAACTATGTTACAAGATCCATTAGGTAATTACTTTGGAGTTCGAGATAGCTTAGTATTCGAGCAGATGCTAGGAGCCCAGTATGAGTGAGTTAGAATTTGCAGGAGTTAAGTTTAAAGGTGGTCGATTAGTTGGAATTTTAATTGCCCTAAGCACACTCGTTGGAGGTGCCTACGGAACATTCGAAGTCTATAAAGATTATATTGACATGCGTTCTAAAATAAATTCTTACATTGCCCCAGATTTAAGTGGCATAGATAATAGATTAAACCTTGTAGAAGAAAAACTTACTAACTTAGAAACATTATTAAACAATAAAATTACCAATATGGAACAAATCTTACAGTCAGAAATATCTACTGCTATGTCATTAGTAACAGCGGCTCAAGGAGATGCTAGGGATATTCGTAATGAATTACGCAAGGATTTTAATGAAGTGCAAGATCAAATAAGTGCTGTTGACAAGAGATCAAGAGCCTCGGACCAAGAAACACGAGGTGCAGTAAGAACGGCAGAGAATGAAATAAAGACGCTAATCCAACATGCTGAGGATCGCTTTGACGGTAAGCGTACGGCTATAGAATCCGATGCTGTTAGACGTAATGAAGTTATAGATGTCAAATTAAAAGACTTGGAAACTAGGCTCCGAGAAATGTTGACCAGAGCTTTAAACAATCCATTAGCTGGACAATAATAAACATTGTGTTTAAGATGGTAGTAACTTAGTTCATTTTTATTAAAGCATATTAGTTTCTGCTAGTATGCTTTTTTATTTCCAAACTTTTTCGTATTCTACAAGAAATTGTTTTGGAACTGAAATGCCATCTTCAAATGTTGTAGGCATTTTATTGTTTTCTGGGTAAGCCCAACTTCTTTCTTCAAAGTCGTTGCCTTTGTATCTAATTAGAACCAACACATAATGACAGTTTTCTATATCAGGTTTTTTTATTTTAGCCCACAATAAATCTTTTAATTTATCTGAGTAAAAATTATCCTGATTATCTCCATCTTTGTCTATTGTTTCAATATCCCATTCATAATTAACTTTATTATGATTTCTTATTTGTTTTGTTTTTTGCCTAATATTAATTCCCCAAATATCAGCAAATAAGTTTATGTTATTACTCATAGCAATCTCCGTTTCTCCTATGCAACTGGCATAGGGCAGAGTTACTACCAACTCAAACACAATATTTATTCACAATGTCAAACAGCATAAAACGTACTTTTCTCTTTGTTAACACTATTATAACATATTGGGTTTTGAGGAATGGCAGATTTCAGCCATTTTTAGGGATTTTAAGAAAATAAACGGCTGTTTTCTGCGGTTTAAAAAAAAATAAAAAAAAGCTTGGTGAGGTTTTAGTAGTTTTTTAAAAAGTTTTAATATATACTAAAACTACCTTAGTTGGAGCGCGGTGTCCCCCGCGCTCTTTTATTTAGCGTTACCCCAATCTTTTCCTACTCCTACATCAATACGAGAAGGAACTTTTAATTCCGGGAAACAATTCTCCATTGTTTGTTTAATTTCTTTAATGTTTTCGTCATGCCTGACAGAAAAACACAATTCATCGTGCACAGTAAGCATAGGTAAATACCCTCGATTAAAACAATCTAACATAGCCCTTTTAGTTTGGTCAGCAGAGGATGCCTGGATTAACCGATTAAGAGCCTTATACGTAAAAGCTACCTGATAGTTGACAGGATTCTTTTTACGCCAATCCTTATCTCTATCATCTAGAGGAGTGTTTTGAATATTTTCCCACTCTTCCTCAAGTTTGTCCATATGAATAACTTTTTTGTAACCGCCAAAACCTTTAGGCTCCCGCATAGGAAACCGGCATTTCCGGCCCATCAATGTACGGATCTCTCCTTTACGTGTAGCTACGGCCATTACCGCTCCGGCCATTTCTCTAATAAACGGAACTTTTTCGTCGTAGTCATTACGCAAACTCTTAGCTTCTTCAAAAGAAATATCTCCAAGTATAGAGGCTAACTTTCCTATGCCCATGCCATACATAATACCAAGATTAATAGTCTTAGCTAAACTTCTTTCAACGCCTGCAATGTCCGCTACCATTTGGTGAAAGTCTAAGTCATCGCTTTGATAAGACTCAACAATCTCTTGTACACGAGGATTATCTTTGGTCTCTGGAGTTAGTGAAGCATAGTGCATTAACCATCTAGGTTCTTGAGCACTATAATCAAAACTCGCCCACTTACACCCTTCTTCCGGAATAAACAATCCTCTAATTAATTCTTTAATCTCAGGATGCCTTGCAGGAACTTGCTGTAAGTTAGGATGACTAGACGAAAATCTACCGGTAACTGTGCCTCCATCTCCTGATCGTAATTGATTGAACTCACAATGGATACGCCCTTTGTACTGATGGTGCATAATAGTGTCTACAAAAGTTGTGTTGGCTTTATTGTATTCCCGTATTTCTAAAATCTTTTTTGCTACAGGATGCTCATGGTTCTTTAGAAAGTGTTTAGTAAAGCTTGGCGCACCAGATTTCTCCGTTCTTTCGTATGTCAAGTTTAATTTATCAAAAGCCTTTGCCAAAGATGTAGCGGTCCACGGTTCAATGTCTATGCCGGTTTCTTTTTTTACCTCTAACAATAATGTGTCTTCTTTTGTTTGAAGATACTTTTTTGTTTTAGAGGCTTTCTCTAGATCCACGCGCACACCCTTTGACCGCATCTCAAAGATAATAGGAAGAAGGTTTAATTCCATTTCTAAAATCTTTCCGCAATTCTCTCCTGCTAACTTATTGCGTAATACGTGCCATAAATCTAATGTTAGACGGGCATCTGTCTCAGCATAGCCTGCTACTCTAGAAGCCGGTAACTTCCACATTTCTTTTTTAGCATCTACTCCATGCTGACTAGCCGCCATACGGAGCTCATCTTCTTTTTTCTTTTCTCCTAGATAGGTGGAACCTAAAGCATTAAGCGAATAAGAAAACCGGTTCTCATCTAACAGAGGAGCGGCAATCATCGTGTCAAGGACTTTTCCTTTTACTTCTATTCCTACGGTTCGTAACCATCCTAAATCATATTGCGCGTTATGAAAGACTACAGACATGCCGTGTTTAAGTTGATCTTGTAGCCAAGTAATTATCATTTTCTTAGACATATTACCGCCGCCCTCATGACCAAAAGGTAAGTACGCTTTCCAATTGGAAGACGCAACAGCAATCCCGATCAACCGACCATCGTTCCTTGCCCAACCTGGGCCTAACGTTAAAAGATTTGGATCGGAAGTTTCTACATCAATAGCTATAATTTTTTCTTGCGATAGATCAGGAAGAATACTTGGAGGAGTCCACGTAGGCTCATTAAATAAATCTTGCTCATACATCGTCATTTCCGTAATCTGCCGCTAAAGCCGCCCAAATTCCTGTGTAGGCTGTAGCATCTGCTCCATCATCAGGATTAAATACACCCTGTTCATCTCTTGCTACTTTAAGCATCGTCATACAAAAAGCCACTTGTTTAGGAGATATTTTTTTTCCTAGATAAGAAGACCAGAGGTCGGCTATCCTAACATGAAGCAATCGATAATCTCCGTGCTGTTCGGCTCTTTTGCCCCCTACTAACTCAGCGGCTTTTAATAAAATTTCTTTAGGTCTCATAGGTTATAGTACCTTTCTGTTTCTGGTTGCATGATGTGTAAGTTTTCTTTTGTTCGTGTTACCCCTACATAAAACATGCGGTGTAATGTTGACGGTCTTGTAATCATTTCTTTAGAGGCCGCGTACGAAATATCTGATATTAACAGAATATTATCATTTTCTCCACCCTTCATAGAGTGAATAGTGCTGAGTTTTATTCTAGGGTTCTTTACGTTGTCTCCTCTTCGCAAAGCATTTAGCAAATAGTTTTGTGTGTTGAGTCCCACCTTACCTAACACTTGATGCCATCTTTGTGATCCGTCAACTAATAGGCCTAGGTTATCCCTTAAATAATCCATACGAAATACACTTTCTGGAGGATGTTCTAAAAACTTTCTAGAGCGTCCTCCAAATCCTTTTTTAAACCCTTCGTTAGCTACCATGTGGTCATATATATTTCTTACCTGACTTATGGTTATCTCTTGCCCATTAGATAAAGACTCCCATGAAAGTATCGCTTCATATAATTTCCTTGGCACACTTGGGTGGTCATGCCTACTATAAATCCAAC